AAAATACAAATCCACAATTAGAATTACCAATCTGGTAAATTGTGAAAAAATGACCCTTACAGATCAAGAAATGGATCAGATTGCCATTGCCCTTGAACACAGGATTGAAGGGCTTGAAGAACATCTGGATTTTAGCCCATTGGTTAGAAAAGAATGGTCTGAAGTTTTAATAGAATTAGATATTGTAAGAAAACTTTTTGATCATATAACTGAAGGGAGAACTGATCCAAAAACCGATAAAAAACCGATAGCAGTCTAAAACCCTTGAAATCATTGAAGATCATCAACTTTGCCAAGGTTGAGGTCGCCGGTTCGAACCCGGTTTCTCGCTCCATTTCTTCAATGATTTCAACCACTTCATTTTTTTTTATCAATTACCGATAAAAACCGATAACCCTAAAATTCCACTTTTTGGGGGGTAAATTACCGATAAAAAACCGATAAATTTAAACTTTTTCTTCAACTTGATAGGTCCAGGTCCAGGGTCTTTTCTGTCCTGGTATATTGGGTAAGTTGTCCAGGTGGATAAATCTTTTGTTATGGGGTCCATGTTGTCTTAATCCAATTCCTGTCATTCCCATTTGTTTTGCCAGATTGAAAATAATTTGGGCATCATCCCCCAAGGCTAAAATATCACAAGCCCTTCCTTTTGTATGGGGTCCACTTCTTCCAGTTCTGGAAATTCTTTCATTGTAGTCTGGATGTCTGAATCCACTGGAAACAATCATTGGCTTCCCATATTCCTTTCGGATCTGTTCCAGAAGTTCCATAAAGACCTGATCCATTTGACAGATCCCGGTTCCTTTGCATTTCATTTCATCAATTTTGAAATGCGGAGTCAGATAACTTCCCATAAAAATTGCGATCACTGGAGTTTTAAAAAATTGTCTTCTGGAAATCTTAAATTTTGTTGATTTCCTTAAGCCTAAGTTTAAGAGTCTGGACCAGTTGATCATCCAGGGAATTACTGGATTTTTCAGCCAACCATTCAGCCACTTGAATGAAGACAACAATGATTACCCTTTCAGATAATAGGGAAATCAGTATGGTTTTTGCGGTTCCTGCTAATATTGGGATCATGTTAGTTTGGCAAGCCTTTCTAGGAAAAATTGTTTAATGCCTTCTTGTCCATTTCTAAGGTTTTCAACTTCCCTTTCTAAATTTTCCATTCTTCCATTCATGTTTCCCATAATCCCCTCCATTTTGTTTTCATGATCATTGGATTTATTAATTAATAAAATGTAGTTTTCCAGTTGGGTTTTGGTTTCCTCCCTATGACTTTTATCAGTTCGATAGATCCAGAAAGCTTGGCCAGCTAAAACAAGGCCAATGATTCCATTGTCAAAGATGATTTTCCAGACTCCCTCCCATGGGTCTTGGGTGTTGACTTCCGGGTGATGCCCGGAAGCAAACACCAATCCTGCCCAGGTTAAAAAAACGATTAACAAATATTTCATTTTGCTTTAGGATATTTTTTCTTAATTTCGGCCCTTATTTTTTGCAAATTTTCCAGAGTTTTACCACCATCAAGAAGGGCATGAATACAATCTTGTAAACTAGGATATTCATTTAATCTTAAGTCTTTATATTTTTCATTTTTTTCATAATCCAAAACCAATTCATTATATTTTTTTTGGATTTGTTCTTTTGTTATATTTTTTGGATTCCCATCATACCAAGTGATTGAATCAATATTATTGACTGCAACTTTGGCGTTTGGGTCTATTGCTAAAATAGCCTGAATTAAATCAATCATGCTTTAATCTCCATACAAGTAATTTGTGACATTGCACAAGCAATATAAACCTGGTTACCATCAGTTTGAGATCGATTTACATACCCATAATTTGTAGATCCGTGATATTCATAAAAGACCCCAACTTTGTAAAAATGCGTTCCAGCCCCAGGACTGTCTAAAAACATCACATTGTTGTTGACTTGTGTATTACCCCCCATATTTTGACCTATAAATGATGCTTGATTTTGGCCTGATGCTTGATTAGTCCCAACGCCTAACTTTGTGCAAGATGCCCTTGCTGTATCAACTGCTGTTCCTCTAAAAATAGCACCTTGGAACGTATATCCAGTTATGACGTGAGACTGATTTATGGTAACATGGACTAAAACTTTATTTGATCCTGTTGTTGTAATTGATTGTTGCAAAACACCACTTCCCCCCTGCCCAGGACATAATGAAAAATCATCTTGTGTTGAACTTCCTGATATTTGTTCTTTATCAGTTTTAATTGTTTGTAAAACTTGCAAAATATGTCCTGCTGGAAAAGTGGCTTGAGAAATGTTTGCATTTGTAAAATTTGCTGAAGCATCAATTACACCTTTAATGGTTGCACTTGTTTCAATATTACCATCAGATCCTGGGTCAGTCACTGAAGCTATGGTCAACCAGTGATTGTTTCCTGCATCCCTGATTTTTAGCGTATAGGGTGCGCCTCCTGTGGTATCCAGCCAGATGGTCCCGGCTGATGTAGAACTTGGGGCAGACGTTCCACTGTTTTGGCTTAAAATGGCTTGAAATAATGAATTTAAATCAGCCCTGACTGATGCCCCTGAATCATTAGCAATCACATAATCATGTTGGCTCATGGTTTCCTTAACTTAATGTTTCAGCAAATACCCTCATTTGGGTTATGTTTAAATTGTAATTCGAGTTCGTGGTTTCCGGGAAAATCCTGAACTGATGCGCTCTTGCCGTTCGTTCCTCCACATAAAAATCTGACCAATCGCCCCAAGATGGTGAACTGGAAGGATTATCATTGGTAGACCTGACTTGCATTTTTACAGATGTAAAATCAGCTTCGGTATCATCAAAATCTTCCCATGTGTCAATGTTGGCAACCCTGGAATCAATTAAGTCAAAAACCGATGTTGCATTGGATTTAATAAACTGCCTCAACCGGGTTGTTTTGACAGATCCCAGATCCATGGTATTGGTGAAAGTGTATTGGGGTTTGCTGGCATCATAGCCACTGGATGAAGTGTTCCAGATTCCATTTAGCGCATCAAAACGGGTGATATTGTCAAAATTTGAAATGGAATCCAGTTCATCTTCTGATTCAATTTTTAAAAGATCATCCACATTAGACATCCTGTTCATAGTTCCCAAAAAATCAGGGTCTTCCTGGACTGATGAATCCAACTGTAAGGCTTGCAAAGATGCCCCGGTTGAATTGATGAAAGTAGGCATTGAAACTTGACCCGATGAATCATGCGCCCGGATCATATAAACCCCTGCAAGCAATGGAACAATTGCAGAGTTTTGATGTCCTGCAACATTATCAGCAATTCTGATTCCCTGACTCCAGGAACTGGCCCCGGTATCAACGGAGTGTTTAATTGAGTAAAAACCCCCCTGGACCACATCCAAATCACTTGAGAGCGTCCATTGTAAAAGGGCCATGGTTCCCATGGAATTGACAAAAAGCCCTTCAATTTTTACGGGGGGTTCTCCCAGGCCCGTAGTGGTCAATGAAACAGTCGTTGCCGTTCCAAGGACCCCATCCAATCTTCTGGCCCTGACCCTGAAATCATAAGATCCAACCCCAAAATCAAGGAGTTCCACTGATGTTTCCTGACTGTCAAAACTTGGTTGATAAGTAGATGCACTGGAAAGCTTGTAATCAATCACATATCTGTCCAGGAAATTAGAAGTCACCCCGGTAAATGAAAGGGTTACTTTGGATTTGACCCCGGATCCATCCCTGGTGGAATAAACCGATTCCGTTGCAGTTAAACTGGAAACTTGACCAATGTTTGGGAAGCCAACTGTGACATTGGCAACAGTGGAAGGGGCCGTTTTTATATCCCTGTTATAAAAATTATTATCATGTTCTTGTAGAATCAAATTCATGGACCCATATTGACCTAATGAGATTTCCCGGACCCTGAACTGTTTTGAAGACCAGGACAATGAAGCCCAGGTCAAGGTTACAATATCACCAGGGATGCAGTTTGCACTTTCAGCAGTGGTGCTTATTGATACAGTAGTTTGGCTTCTAGATTTTCTGACTAAGATTTGAGCAATATGACGGGCAACATTAAAATCAGTGCATCCTGATATGGAAACCCGTTTGATCAATGATTCATTTCCATCAATGGACAAATAATTATTTAAAATGGTATCTTCCCCAGAATTATTGGGATTTGGCCAGACTGCTTCTGCTGGTTTGTAAGAATTTTCAGAATCAAAATAAGTGACAATGCACTGATTAAATCTGATTTCTTTTGTAGGTTGTGAAATGGCAATTCCTCCAAGCAAATTGCTGGTAGAAAAATTAACAACTGGAGTTCCAGAAAAGGGTTGATCTGCATACAAATAATATTTCCCCCCTCTAAAATGTAATTGCCCCATGAAGGATTGAAGCAGAAATTTTACATTGTCCAAGACTGCATTTTGTGGGTTTAAAATAATGTTGCAGGTAAATCTTTTTTTACCCCCTGACACTTCATCGCAATAATCCCTGACATTATCAAAACTGCTGGTATCGATTTTTGAAGAATCGATTCCAGCCCCGTATCTTGAATTTGTTAAATAATCCTTTAACTGATTAGCTGGATTATCATTGTTTCCTGAAAGGGTTATTCCATCAACTGTGTGAGTTATTTTTGGGGCCTTATTTAAAACATAATCTGTTCCCCCTGAAGTGACTTGACCATATTTAAAACGATGAAAAACAACAGCAAATCCTTTGCATTTGTGATCAATGGACCAGGAAACGGGTTTTGGATCTCCTATGGTATTTGTTTTGACCCAACCATATCTGAAATCTTGTTCTTGAGTTCCATGTGCTGTGACATAATTAATTCCAACATCTGCCCCAAGATAAGTTCGATAAAACCAGTTGCTGGTTCCTGTCCCTTGTAAAGTTGTATCTTTTAACATTTCAGGTTCACTGGTCACAGGACTGATGCTGGTTACGGGTCCTTCTGAAATTGCATAATACCTATATAAAAACTCCCCTGGATCTGCATTGGTTTCCTGAAAAATCAGTTTTCCTGGAGTTTCCCTGGTCCCATAAATAATGGGAAGGGAAGTCACCTGGGGTTTGAATGGATTAAAAACAACATAGGATTGAGAAGAACCTGTTTGCAGTTCATAGTCTGCATCCAGGTCCACTTCTACGGAAGTGATTATATTGTCAGCGAGGTTTTCTCCATATTGAGATATGACATTAAAACTAGTATCAACTTGCTCATTTAAAACTCCACCAATTTCATTCCATGCTTCTCCTCCTTTTATAACAATGCCCCCAATTATTGCTTCAGTAACCCCCTCAAAAGGATTGTTATTTTCTAAAGCTTCTTCAACTTCGTTTCCCATTTTAGAGTCTAATTCTTAAAGCGTTTCTTGCTGTATATTCCCAGGGCATTGGGGTTCGTTTAAACAGTTTGTGAAAATATTCCAAATCTGATTCAAAACTGATTTTTTTACAGTTTTTGAATTTTGCATATTCACAAATCGTTTCCAAAAATTTCAACCAATGGCTTTGCTTGTCACGAACAAAAGAATTTTCAAATTTTACTGCTGAATAAAGTGTCATTCCTTTGTCTTGGGTCATTGCAGAATTACCAATGAATGTCAGGCACAAATAACATTCTTTTCCATTTTCTTCAGTGATCCAAACCTGGGCAATATCATTTTCTGTGTAAAGAAAAAACCTGGACATTGCAACTTCAAATCTATCTCCCAGGGGATTAATGTTTTTTTCATCATTCAAAGCCTTTTCTGACAATCTTTTTAATTCAACCCATCTTTTTTGAATTTCAATAAAATCAAGTTTTCTTATTCTTGTGTTCCCCATGTGATTTTCTTACCAATTTGATCCCTGAATTCTAAAGATGGGTCATTATTAAAAACCAACTGCTGGCTTTGATCGGTCAATCTTCTGCCACTGAATTGTTTAATCTTGGTCCAGTGGTTTCCCACTGTTAAAACAATTTCAGCAGTGTTTGTGTTTTCTAAAAATTTAAAGGCATTAGTCTGGCCCTCAAAGACCTGGATTGGATTGGTAATGATTGCCCCATTTGCATCAAGCATGGCCAAATAAACAATAATATTTTTTCCAATATGGCCGTTGCTCATCAGGTCTGTTAAAAGGGTTGTTGTAACTGCTGAAAGGGTCAGATCAATGGAAGCATTGGTCATGGTACTTTCTTCCCTGATTTGGGAAATATCCATGATAAATGCCGTGGATAAATAGGTGTTTGAATCGTAAACAATGTTTTTATAGTGGTTGGTGTAATAATAAGTTGATCCAAAGGCTAATTTAACCATCGAAACCAAATGCAACTTCCCTGATGCCAGGGCTGAAATTTGATCAGCAGAAAGACCCCGGCTCATGAAATCGCCTCACAAAAATTAACTGTAAAAGAAAAAACATCATTCACCCCGGTTGACATTTCAATGACTTTTCCTTCATTAAAAACTGTAAAAAGAACTGGATTGGTGACAATGGCTTCATTGTTTCCAGGGCTGGTTTGCAATTCAGGTTCTATGGTCAAAGTCGCATTCCCGGAAGTGTCGCAAGTGGCATCAGCAGTGATCTGGTAAACCTTGGAATGATTGGTGAATTTTATAAAATCCCCGGCCTTTAAAACTGTCTGGGCTGATCCTGTACCCCATCCATCGGTTACAACAGATCGGCCTGTTTGACTTGCCCCATTAACCAGGGGGGTTCCAGGGTCAGATCCCTGCGGAATCGATAAAACAGGAGGGGTAAAAGTAAAAGAATCATAGGACCCCCGTTGACTCATCAAAAAGGCTTCAATTGGTGCAAATTCGGCCCTGGTTAAATTGTTGTATTTGGCCCGAATTTTCCAATATTGCCCCCCAATCTGTCTGGACTGTCTTCTGCCATTGATTGCCTTAACAGTGATCGTTTCCTGGTAGCTTGTAATGGTCAGATCCGTTGCTGATGGGCTGGTTGGGAATGCACCACTCAAATGGCCCTCCTGGTCTGTCTTTGAAGTGATTGATTGATGATTCCCACCAGGGTGTCTTTTCTTTCATTTAAAAGGGAATCAATGCCCCTGGCATCCACTGCTGAAATGTTGATCATGACATTGGTCCCACCTCCCATTTTATCATTGGGAATGATGTTCCCTCCTGATCTTCCCATTTGTAGGATCTCAGGACCCCTTTCACCTACCAGATATTGCTTCCCTGCTGAAACATTTCCCCCCATGTATCTTTGAGAAGGGGGTTTTTCTTTTCTGATTTTATTCACATTGGCCATGCCTAAACCATAGATAATTCCAGCCATGATCGGGCCAAGGTAAGGTCCAGCAGTCAGGGCCTTGGTTGCTGATTCATGGGTGGACATGATTGCTTGACCGATGGAAGTGGCCTGGTATAAATAAAACAAATCATCTGATTCATCCTTAACCCCGGCTGAAAGGCTGGTGATTGCATTTAAACTGGATTTTGTTGCTTCTTCTTGCATTTTGTTATCTGATGCAATTCGGTTTGCAACCATCTTGGCATAGGCAAAATCTTTCTTCTGATACTCCTTTTCCAGATCATCCAGAAAATCTTTTTCATCCTGAAAAAGTTCTGCATTTTTATCGATTTGATTCTGTTTTTGTACCAGCAGTTCTTCATAATTGACTGACAAGTTTTTGACTAATCCAGATTGAGTTTCAATGGCATCATTGACGATATAAATATCATTTTTTAAATCTGTTTCTTTTTTACTGGCATCATCGACTACATCCACCAGTTTCATGGTCTGTTCCAGGGCCTTTTTTTCCTTTGCAAACCTTTCTTCCATGGCTTCAATGGAAGCCTGAATTTCTGTTCTTTGTTTGGCCAGGACATCAATTTGTTGCTGGATGGATGCCTTTGATACAGTAGATGCTCTTGCTCCTTTGGACAGAATGGAAACCCAACTTTTTGATTCTTTTGTGGTGTCTTTTAATGAATCCCTTTGCTTTACCAGTTTATTTATTTGTGCCTGAATTTCGTTGTTAAGCTGGGGAAGGGTCATCTTGGCCCGTTCAGCTTCTTCAACAAACGGGGCAATGGCTTTGTTGGCAACCTCAATTACCGGGGTAAAAAGGTTTTTAAATTTATTTTTTAGATCATCAAGTCTGTCATTAAATTGTTCAGTGGCCCTGACTCCTTTATCTTCAACCACTCCCCCCTGAATTTCCAAAGCCTTTCCGAATCGCTCCAGCCCATCTTTTCCACTTCTTAAAAAATTGATTAATTCGGCCCCTTTCCCTCCAAACAAATCAACTGCAATTTGAGTGGCCCTGACATCATCACCAAGAATTTGAAACTTGGTTGCAACTTCGGGCAGAAGTTCTTCAACCCCTTTTAAAGTTCCATCAGCATTTCTGATGTTAATATTGAGGGCTTTAAAGGCATCACCTTGGGCCTTAGCCCCTGCTCCAGCCTTGCCCAGATTTCCAGTAAATTTTAAAAGAGATTTGTTAAAGGCTTCGGTTTCTAATCCTGCTTGTCCTGCTGTATATTGCCATTTTTGAAGGGTTTCTGAACCAACTGAAACCGCACTTGAAACCTTTCCGATACGGTCAACTGAATCCCTCATGGAATTGACCCAGGCCCCAAAAGCAACCCCAACCCCAGCAATGGCAGTTCCAATCGCCAGGACCCCGGTCTTCATTCCACCAATGGCCTTATTGACAGAATCAAAGGCCCTGCTGGTTTTATCTTTTGCCCTTATTTCTACTGTGGTGCTTGGCACGTTCGTTTTTTAAGTCAAAGTATGCGATCCATCCCAAAAACTCTGCTTCTGAAATCTTCATGATTTCAGAAACAGTTTTGTTCAAGGTTTCAGCAAGTGCATAGATAGAAAATAGGTCAGGATCGCTTTTCAGTTTCCCTTGATCTCATCAATTGAGGGAAGGGCCTGATCCATTTCTGTGACAATCCTGGAACATACATCCGGGTCCAGTTCATCAATGATCTGATCAATCTGATTCATCTGGAACAGTGGCTTCCCCTGGGAGTCTTTGCACCTGAAGATCAATTGGCAGGCAATGGCCTTGTCATATTCATCATTCTGATAGTGCTTCAGCAGAATTCCCTTTTGGGAAAGCCTCATGGATGATCTGAAATAAATGATTGATGGTTTGCCGTTTTCATCTTTCCATTCTGGAACTTCAAAGGATTGAAGATCCTCCTGAAGTTTCTCTGAAAAGTGTTTTTTTCCGGCTTTTAGGATTGCTGACATATTATGCGTTGTTTCGAGTCAATGCCCCTGATCCTTGGAAGGAAAAGCTGAATCCTACAGGACTATTTAAAGCCCCGGAAAAAGAGACTGAAGAAACAACAATCAATCCACTCCACCAATCGCCTGAACTGCTTCCAATCGGGTAAAGCTTTATATAAAAAGTGCTGTCTGCTCCCGTCAATGCGGTTTCAATGGCTTCCTGTGCGGTATCGTCATCAGTCCAGTGGGCCGATGCAGATCCAGACCAGGAGAACTGACCTGGAATGAAGGTTTTATGATTAGTGGCCCCCATTGCAGTGGTTTCCATGGTGTCTGCTGAAGTCTCCAGACTCCAGTCAGTCAAATTGGCCACTGCTGAATAGGTTGAATTATCAGGAGAGATTTGAAGAACCCCCCCGTTTCCTGAAACTGCCATGTTTCCTTTCTATTATGGTACGGAATCCGGGGTGTTTTCCGGGTTCCTATAATTGATTAAATAAACAAAACGAATGACTCCAATCGGCTTGGACCCTTCCCCGGAATAACTGATGGAAACATCCTGAAGGTTGGAATCGGTGGCTAGATCATTGATCTTAATATCTCCAGCCATGGCGGTTTCCACCTCCTTGGATATTTGATCCAAAGTATCATCCAGGTTGCTTGTGGCTTTGGCATAGCCTTCCACCACTAAAGACAAATTCCTTGATACTGTTCTGGGGTTTCCCATTGCTGAAATCTCTGCAACTTCTTCCTCAGAATAGATCAAAAGACAGGGCAACTTTGATTTTTCCAGGTTAAAAATCCGGGTCTGAAAAACCCTTGATCCCGTGGTTGATAACCCGGTCAAATCAGTTGCTACCCTTTCCCTGATTTGCCTTCTTAAATGGTTGGCCATTAGCTTTGATCTTCCAGATAAAGGATGGTCAAAGATTGCCCTCCACTTTGTCCCTGTGATTCGATTCCAGCCACTTGGTATGTGGTGGAATCGATCACCAATTGATCCCCATGTGAAACACTGGAGACATCAGACGTTTTGCAATAAACAGTGGGCTTAATGTCCTCAACATCCAAGGTTCCAGAATCCAATGCGACTGACTGATAAGGTTTATCAAAAATCACTGAAATGGC